TAAAAAATGTCCAGTTTTTAAACAAATAAACTTGACAAACTTCCTGAATTTTTCCGAAAAACTAATGCAAATTAAAAGGTAGTAAGCACCCGAGAGTCGAAGACGTTTAAGTACATAACCTCTTTAGCTATTCGGTTGCTATTGCCAAACTCAGTAGTCGCTCTGATATATTGAGTTGTCCAATAAGGAGTAATGTCGTGAAGGTTAAATAGGTAGATACCTTTAGGAGTTGAGTTTATGTAGATAGCAGCGTCTGAGTGTTTAGCAGTCTCGTCTATCATAGCGTCATACTTCTTCTTTTCAAGCAGCAATGTATTGTAGTGAGTCCTCCGGCATTTTAATTCTATTCTATGTCCAAAGGAAGGAGAATAGCAGTCCCAACGAGACATCTGATTATTAGACTTAACTAAGTCAAAATAAATATTTAATTGTAACCACTCGAAGAGGTCGTTTTCTTGCATTAATACCCTTCTTTAGATACGTCAAAACTCGGACAATCTTTTGCAGCATATTCGTTGTGACCGTTAACGCTTAGTATAGGGTACTTTTTGCGAAGCTCTGCTATTAGGCTTATCAAAGATTCCTTTTGCTCCTTAGTTCGAGTATCTTTAGCCTTAGTCATTTTCTTGTCCATACCGCCAACGTAACATATACCGATACTAAACTTATTTTGACCGATGCAATGCGCTCCTAAAAGCTCTACGGGTCTGCCAGCTTGTATCTGTCCGTCTAACTCGATAACATAGTGGTAGCCTATATCGTTCCAGCCTTTATCTTTATGCCATTTGCGGATAGTATCTACCTTAACGTCTCTGCCTTCAGGAGTAGCTGAGCAATGGATAATAACTTTATTAATGGGGCGCATAATCAATATTTATAGTTACAATAAAAAGGTAAATAGTTAAAGTATGGTATTTGTATTCTTTTTGAGGAGCGATATACTCCCAGCCTAAAGCAAATCTATCGTGAGGATAGTGAGCGGAGAAAGTTACTGAGTAATCCATTATAATTCCTTTTTAACGTCTTTTAGTTTTACAATGATAGCTTTAATTTTATCAATAAACGAATAACCCTTAACTTTTACCCAAGACTCGTCCATAGACTTAACCTCGATAGAGAGTAATACTAAGGCGATTACCTTTGTCGCTATAAACTCTACGCTTACTACGCTATTGGTTAAAGCGTTTATAATAAAGACGTCAGAGGCGTATACAAGCATCACTACTGCTATATAACTAACGAGCTTAGGCACAAGCCCATTACGAAACAATTTGCTCGTAATAGGCTCTTTTAATTTCTTTGCTTTCCACACCCCAAAGCAAGTGTCTATAATAGTAGATAAAGCCACCATTAAAATTATGCCCTTAATAGGGGCAAAAAATAAAATCAACGCCGTTGCTACGCTACTCAGGTAAAGCTTCATTTACTTCAGGAATAACGCAAAGTTCACTATCTGGATAAGCCTCGCAATAAGACTTGAAATAAGCCGCCTCATAGCCTCCAATTATGTGAAGTTGTGTGGTAGGCTTCGGGAACACTTCAAAGGGCTTAAACGACGCTAAAGGTGTTCTAAGCCAAAGGATATCCACCGCCCATTTGTCGGATTGCTTAGTGCAAACGGGTTTGTCATCCACTTGCCCCCACTCTAAACAAATAAATCCTATTTCAACAACTGCACAATCTTTCCAACTGGTTTGCTCGCCGTCGGGTGTGGTTGTGGTTTGCTCTATTAACTTGCGAAGGGTTGCCCATTCGGTAGGGGTGAACTCGTATTTTCTAAAACTTTTCATTGTGTTAAATTGTGGTTAAGGATGCAAGTTCCGCGTTGGTTAGGCGGGTTTTAAATAGTGCCGCTTGGTTAATTCCACTATTTAATACATATCCTGGCGAGTCATAAGAACCAATGGTTAACGCAGTTAATGAACCAACTGTTCCGCTGGAATCTGTGCCAATTTGTACACCATTCATATACAATGCAAAATCATTTTGTTTGTAAGCAAATGCTATTTTTTTGCGACCTACTGCGCCTATTGAGCCAAGTATACTGCATTGAATACCCCCACTAATAAAATCTGCTTGAACATTTGAACTTGTTAAATAAATATATGCTTCGCTTGAACTTCCCCTTAATAAAATTACAACATTCCCACTTGTGTCTCCCTTTTGTTCAAAGTTAAAATCCGCAAATAATACCCCCTCTGTCTGCCCAATCAAACTACTTATGCCCGTCTTACTTGCCGCATCAGCCAATCTTGTCACGCTACTTGCAACGGTAGGTATGTAACTGGTTTTGTATGATGAGGCTTCTAATTGTGCGCCCCATAAATAATAAGTTCCCGCACCATTTGTAATAATTGTTCCGCTTAATGCTGCTTGAAAAGTTGTAAAAGTAATTATTGCAGCAGTTGTATTCATTACAGTAACCCTAAACCAGCCCCCGCCAAAATCAGTAATTGAAGCGGTAGTGTTTGCAGTTGTATTTGTTACTGTCGTTGTATCTAAATCATATATTGCTTGATAAGCAAAAACTGCCGTTTCTAATTGAATAGAAAAATACCTATTATTACCTTTTTTGACAAATACACTTAAAGAATAATTTCCACTTGTTCGTACTGTTCCATTATAAAGTTGGTTGTTACTTGCAAAAACTACGGTATCGGCATTTTGCGTTCCGTCGGGTGAATTGACAGTATTTGCGGTAATTGATGCACTTGAAATCCAATAACCATTTGTAAAATCCTCCGAGTAATTAACTAAGTTCGTACTCTGCTTCTCCAAAAGTAAAGAGCCGCATCCTCCCCCAGTGTAGTCTATTCGGGGTACGTTTAAACGGTCTGTGGTTGGGAAGTAAGTTTTTGCGGTTGAGCCGATGTTTAGTTGTGCGCCCCAAATGTAGGCGGTTTTTCCCGTTCCTAAATAAGTATTCCCACCTCTGTCATCGCTTGAACTCAATGTTGCCCCGTTGCTTGGGAAAATTCCAAAAAGTAAAGATGTTGTATTAATTGTACCGCTTACTGCAATTCTATACCAACCATTCCCCGCATCCGTAATTGATGCACTTGTAAATGTGGCGTTTCCATTGCTACCCGTTGCACTTGTATAAGTTAAAGCGGTTAAATCAAACTGCGCACCAAACCATCTAAAATTTTCCGCCAAATCGTTTGCAATCAATCGAACATACTGCAAAGTATTTTTTTTCACATAAATTGTTAGCGTAATTTCTTGATTTGCTACAATAGTCGGGTCAGTGTATAAAATTTTTCTTGTTGTGGATGTGTCTTCGGTTATTGTATCCGCAGTCGTTGTCCCGTTTGGTGCAGTTGTCGTATTTGCACTAATAGACAAATTTGCAGTTGTCCAACCACCGCTAAAAGTTTCACTATTTTGCACCAAATTCAACGGTACAACCTCCACCAACCCCGCACTATTTACCCTTGTTGCGGTGCTTGCTCTTGTAAAGGTCAAATCGCCACTTCCGTCGGTTGGCTTAAGACTATATATTTTATCCTCCTTGTAGCCGCTTGGGTACATTATGAGGCTGGCGTCGTCGTAATTACTCATATTATTTCATTTAAAAATCTAATTGCACAAGTGCTATTCTCTACTATACCGCTATCGGCAATAACTCTCTGTCTATACGCAGCAAATATTACGGGTGCTATACTGCCTCCTATTAGTACGTTGCTATATTGATACCCGTATCCGTACATTATGCAAAAATAGCTAAGACGCTTCCGCTTGTCATATTAACTCTTTTGATAAAAGAGCCTCCTTTAGGTGCTATAATTACGCCAGCTGAAAGGGTTGCTCCGCTTATGTTACTTTGAGCTATTAGGTCTACGTCTGCAAGGTCTGTAAGGTTAGCGAATACCGCAGCTTCGTTTACTACTAAGTAAGCTACTTCCTGAGCAGCAGTAAAAGTAACATCACCGCTTACGTAGTATTGCCCGTTTCTTGAGATTTGAAGTTCTTGAGTGGTCATTTTATATATATATTTTAAATTGTTTTTTGGTGCTAATTAGAGATTAGGTATTGTATATTTTCTATTAAACAAGCCTCGTTCTCTATTCTTTTTTTGTAAGCGTTTAAAATTGGTATCCAAGGCTCTACCGGTAGCTGGCATCTTGCGTAAGAATACGAGCTACTTAAAGACATATTAATCGCAGCTCCAGCGTATAAGCTATCGAACCTCTCAGCAAACGGCTGAATACTCCAAGTCTTATTAAGTACTACGTTTAAGTCTTTATCCGCCCAATCTGCTTTATTATAGTTCTCAAATATTGCCATAATATCTAAGGCTATTAAGCTGCACTCGTTTTGTACGCTCACCTCGTTAGTAGCAGTATTAAGCTCTGTAACGTTATCGCAGATAAAAAGGTCTAAGGAGTAGTCTATACCATTAAAGCCGTTAGGGGCTATACTTACTACGTCGTAAATAAGATAAACTCCCGTAACATCCTTAGTCAAATCTACGTCCCAAATATTACCTTTTAGTATGGTGTTTATTTGCGGATGCTCAGACGCTATGCCTTGCATTATACTAAAGATATTTTTTATCGTTAGAGTTTTCATAGGATAAACTGACTACGCCATTGAGTGTCCATTTCAGGTCTTACTACATCGTCTCCAGTTGGCGGGGTCTTGTAAAGTGGGTAAGAGTCCTCGTTAGCTTTTAGGTATAATTTTAGTTTACGTCTGTAAAAGTCTGCGTTATCCTTAAAGATATTCTTTGCAGTTACAAGCTCTTGCTGAGATAAAGTACTAAAGTTATCTCCTGAGTGCGTACCCGCTCCTTTGTTAGTTAGCTTGTACGTTCCTATGCGAGT